GATTGTGTTGAATTGTTATTTTTAATAAAAAAAGAATTTGTATAAACAACACCACTTGTACCAGAGTATGTTTGTGAAATATAAGCAGATGAATTAGCTCCCAAAATAGTATCAGCAGTTACATTTCCATCAGGAGAGCTTACTGAATTTGCAGTTTTAGTTATAGTACCTGAAACAGCCCAAGTAGCATTATCAAACTCCTCACTTCTTAACATTAAATTAGTTCTCTGTGGCTCAACTAATATACTCGGACAACTTGAACCTGTGTAGTCTAAACGTGGTATATCTGATGCACTTGAACCATCTTGGGTAATACCCGAAAACTTTGTTCTAATTGATGCTACAGTAGGTATGTATTCTGTTGCTGAAACTCCTGCTTCTAATTGAGCACCCCAAACGAAAATACCATCAACACCATTACCTGTATAAATAAAATTACCGCTTGAATCTAAAGGAGCAAACAAATGTAGTTGTGCTCCACTTGTTGTGTTTTGTAAATAAGATATTGAGCATCTATACCAGCCATCGCCTACATTTTGTATTGATGCAGTACATAAAACAGGACTTCCAATTATAGCCCCGCTTGTTAAATCAAAATCACAATAAGCATTTATTCCACCGCCAAAAACTCTCACTTTTGTTCTACCTGCTGCTTTTATATAAGAAGATAAAGAATAATTTAAACCTGATGTAGAAGATGAATTTTGTCTAATTCTGTGACTATTATTGTCTGTGTTTTCTATTACTTTGTCAGCGGTTAAAGTTCCATCAGGAGCTGTTGTTGCATTTGCTGATACAGTAACTCTTTCTTGTAACCAACTTGCGGTTTCTAAAGCTTGACTCTGTAATAACAAATTAGTTCTCGGTATTTCAACCAAACCATTAGCATCAACTCTTGTCGCACTTGTCGCTCTTACAACAGTTAAATCACCACTACCATCAGTTGGTTTTATACTATATAGCTTTCCTGCTTTCTGACCATTTGGTGTTACAACCAAAGAAGCACTATCAAATAAACTCATAAATTTTCTATTGTATTAATTAAACATTGTTTTGCTTCAAACGTCCCACCATCAGTAGCTATTCTAGACATAAATTCCATTACGGCTTCTATCTCATCGCCTAAGATTTCAGTTTCACCTGACCAACTTACAGAATAAACAGAACCCCAACCAATATCATTGTTGATAGCACCTTGACCCCAACCTATTGTGTTGTTATTTACTCCCTGACCCCAGTCTATATTATTTGCCATTTTCTATCTTTGTTAAAAATAATTCTAACTTTTTTTTGTTTTCTTCTTTAGGCTTATTATAAGTACCTACCTTTTTTCTTTTCTTACAAAACCCAGCCGCCATAAAAATTATCTGTATCAGGGTACATATCTCCATTTGAGTTACTAGTGTACTCAGGAAAATCTACATTGTTAAAACAAATATAATCTATAAATCTTTGAGTATAATGTTGTGCTATATCTCTCTCTTTCTCTACTAAGAAATCTATTTCATTTTTCTCTACACTTGTAGCATTTTCTGAAGAGTGTTTAAATACTCCTTTATTAGCTATCGTATAAGCTGCAAATGGTAAATACTGAACCATTGCAAAATGTATAAGCATAGGTTTAATATAATCAGTAAGTAAGTTTTTATATTTAACATTACCAATTAAACTAATATCACCACTTATAATTAACGTTTGAAACTTATTATACAAATCAGTTCCTAAATAGTTTTGGATTGTTATATCCTGTGCTATTTTTATATATTGGATAAAATCGTCTACATCTAAATTACCATTTAGTATGCTGAACTTCTTTACGTCTTCTGTTGAAATTAATAATGCGTAAGCCATCTTCTAATTGTTTTTAGGTAAAAATCCTTTGTTTGGCATATCTATTGGTCTCTGTGCAACTAATTCAGGATTCTTAATTACATATCCGTATGTTTTAGCTTTACGACCTGCTATCTGTTTTGCTTTAGGTGAGTTAACATCTATATTAGTGTTTTCAAAAGATGCATAAACTTGCTTATTCCATCTATGATGGCAAGCACCTCCACCTTTATACAACCAAATTGAGTAAGTATCAGCTCCTCTAGCACCCCAACCTTTATTCACAGCCTGCTCAGACATTCTAATTATATCCTCTTTTCTGTAAACCTTATTTGCTTCATTCATTTTTTTGCAAAACAATCTACTTTTTTCAGAAGTTTCACCTGCATAAACGTATCTAGTAATGAATCTAACACCATCAATGTTTTCATCTTGTTCAGATTTTGCATTAGGTCTAGCAGAACCTGTACTAACAAAATTATATACTTTGCTTAATAAGCTTGTTTTAGGCTCTTTTAAAAGCATTTCATTCTCTAGGTCATCATTATCATAGTCTACTTCACTTTCGTCTATTAGAAGCCAATTTTCATTAGGTGTTTCTCCTAAATCAATTAAATCATTTGCTACCTCATCATCTAAATTAGAATCAGTCGAACAACAAACTTTTGACATCTTAACGCCAGTCTCCTCTTCATTAGTTGTAGCACTACCTGTGTTTACTTCAATAAAGTCTAAAGGCTGTATAGTTTTAAAGTATAGATTTAAAGATATTCCATTAATTGCTAATATCTCATCTAATGCTTCTGTAATTTCTAATTGATATGGTCTAATTACAATGTTGTCAAATAATCTTGTAGCTGTTACAATTTCATCTGCATTATTACTAAAACCACCACCTGTATCTCTAATTCCTAAAAGCATTGGAGAGGTAACTCTATGCCCTACAATTAGTTTTTCAAAACACTCAGTAGATAAATATTGATAATGCTCAGGAGCATCGTTCAGAGGTATATCATCAACAGTTGTTTTATTCTCTGCACTTGCATTAAAAGATACAATTACTTTATCTCCTTTTGAACCTGTTAATTTACGTTTAACTTCAGATGCTACCTCTTGTCTTTTCTCTTCAGGTGGTATATTATTGTTAAAGTTAATTACTTTAGTACCACTAAAACCGTTCATTACATCGTTAATCAAATAGTCTGATACTTCCTCTTCTAATTTAGCATAAGGTAAAGCACCTGAGTAATCAATAGGAGTGTAATAATGATACCCTGATACGTATGGCTTAATAACATAAATTTCTACATCTTTACCATTACCATATCCAAAAGCAGGAATACGTTTTAAAACATCTCCTTTTTTATGTTTAGCCCAATCAGGATGGTAATACCAAGCAGTAATTTCTCCTTTGTCATTACACTTCTCAGCTCTTAATGTGTGCATAGGAAAATGCTCTACAGATTTAACTTTACCATTAAAGTAAATAACTTGCATAGAAGCCATACCTAATAACTTTCTTTCTAAAGCTACTTTACGTAAACAATCTTTCTTAACTATAGAAATCATTTGAGCATACTCGTTCGGCTTTCTACTTGAATCAGTTGCATCTATACCTTTACCATAAATCATATTAGCAACACCAGTAATAATAGCGTGATTTGTATTTGAATACAAAAACCTATCAATAAGGTATTGAAAATAGTTATTATCTGCTCCATACTCAACGAAATCATTATTCTTTGACTCAGTTATAGTTGGAGAATTATAAGAGCTTAAACTTAAAATGTGTACGTTATTCATAAATTATAAATTCGTTATCTGAAGTTCTTTGTGTGTAAACATCTTTGTTTATACTAAAATCCTCAATTATTTGATTAGTACAAAATACTTTATCTTTGTAAACTACATCAGAACCATTTAAAATAGTTAATGTGTAGAATTTATTTTGTTTTATCGGGAATACCAAACTAGTAGTTGCGTAATATTTATCAATTGAAAATACGCACTCGATAGTTTCTTCTGTATTAGTTTCTTCATCTCTTAAAACAATAGCATCAGCTTCTAAACCATCTATAGTGGCATACAAGTTTTGTGCTGCTTCTTGCTCTTTTAGAATTATCATTGTTTTTATTTTAAAAATAAATTTGTTAAGGTTTTGTTAAAATGTGTTAGTTTAAAGAAATAGTTATATATTTGCTGAAACAATTAAAAAATATTATGAAAAAAAATTATGAACTTAATTTTCAAATGCAAGAAATAAATGAATCTGCAATAGAATTTGCAAAATCTTTTTATGATTTATATGAAACAAGTAATTTTGGTTCAATGTATTTTGGATTTATACACGGTGTTAAATGGCAAATAGAAAAACAAGAAGATTTAATTATTAATTTTGCACAATGGTTTAATGATTTTCATTCAGGTGAAGAATATAAATATAAAGATGGATATATTAAAGAACTATTAGAAACTTATAAAAAAAGAAAAAGATATTAATAAAGTAATATTTTAAAAATAAATTATGACGCCAAAAGAGAAAGCACAAGAATTAATATTAATGTATTTAAAAATAGAAAACAGCAATGAATGGTGGAGTAAAGTTCCTGCAAAAGAATGTGCATTAATAACAGTTGATGAAATAATGGATTTACTTTATAATTTAGATTCAGGAGAAATTTATTATTGGGAAAGTGTAAAAAGAGAATTATATAATTTATGAAAACAGCAGTAGAATGGTTAATTGATAATTTGTCAGAAAATGATTTTTTATGGTTATCTGATAAACCTGAAATGGATGATTTAATAAAAATAATATCACAGGCAAAAAAAATGGAAAAACAGCAGATTATTGATTTTGCAGAAGATTATCAACTTTATGAATCAGATAAATATCCATTAAAAACATTTGAAGAATATTATAATAAAATATTTATAAAAAAAGGGTACTAATAAAGCACCCTTTTAAAAATTAATTTTTATTTTCTAAAATTATTTAATCCGTTTATTCTTGCTTCTGTCCTTTTTAATAAGCTTTCAGCTTCAGATTTTTTATTAGAAAAAACTTTATCAGCACCACCACCAACACCTAAATCTTTTACTTTTTGTAAAGCGTCATCTGATAATTTAATTGTCTCTTTTAATAATGGGATTGATTTTTCTAATTTAGAAATTGCATTTAAAACAATGCTATCAACATCAGTTGAATCAAACGCTTTTTGTAATGATGAATTAATATCATCAATTAAAGCTAATTCAACTTTTTGAGTGCCTAAAAACAATTTGTTTCCTATCTTTTTTAATTCTGGTGCCATAGTTTTTATTTTAAAAAGGGTAGCTTTTACACTACCCTTGTATTAGTATTAAGAACCTACAACTACTGTAAATCCTGCAGCAGTTAAAGTATCACCGATAAAGTTAGCAGGTACTTGTTCCATTCCTGTTAAAGTTAAAGTGTAACCACTTAAATCTCCCATTGCACCACCTGTAACGATAGTACCACCTGTAACATCCATTCCGTGGTCTAAACCAGCATAGAAGAAATTCCCATTGTTATCTTCAACGATAACTTGAGGACGACCGTAAGCCATCAATTTCAATTCTTTGTGGTCTTTAATAGTTAATTTTTTGAAAGTTAATTCTAATACTTGCTCAAAGAATGTTGTACCATTCTCTCTAGAGCTATTTACGTTTTGGGTAAATGTAGAAGCACCTTTTAAATCGTATTTGTAAGCAGATGGAGTACCTGCTACAGCATCAATTACATCGGTATTTGTAACGTCGTAAGTGTATCCAGTTGCATCTCCGTAATTAACGAAATAAACAGCTTTCAATCCACCTACTGAATCTTTACATACTTCTAATCTTCCACTTGATAAATCACAAGCCATATTGTATATATTTTATTTATTAATAATTATTTTTTTTTAATCCAATCTTTATTTAAAAATGTTTTTAACCTGTGGCAATTTGCACAAAGTGTTTGTAAATTTGAAATACTATTGTTTTTTTTATTTCCGTCTATATGGTCAACATCTAATTGACAAATATGTATTGGAACAAAACCACAACTAGAACATCTATCGGAAACAAATAACCTATATGGTCTTTTGTTTAATGTTAAAATATTTCTATTATTTTCTTTGCATCTTCTACTGCAGAATCTTTTATTTGAACGATATTCAAAAGTTTTATCACAGTGTCTATGTTCACAGACTATCATTTGCATTTTTTTTAAAAAAAGGGAAGTTGTTAATACTTCTTCCCTTTATTAAATTGAATTATTATGTTATGCTAATTATGCTGGAGTATAAAGAACGATTTCAGAACCGATTCCGTATTGTACACCTGCTGTAAATCTCATTACGATTCTTACATTTTGTGAACCATCCAAGTCAGC